CTATAGGAGATGCGATAACAAAAGACACTATACCTGCTGTTACAGAAGCACTAATACTTCAAGGGTTAAAATTGGCAGCTAATTTTCCAGGCCTTGAAGGTGCAGCAGATGTAAGAGGAATGATTACAGGAAATGTTGTTGCAGATAGGTTAGAACTTGCTTTTAGAAATATTGATAAAAGAACATTTGAATATACCTTTAAAATGTTACCAAAAAGTTTAGAAGAAGCTAATATGGTACATGATATTGTTAAAGCGTTTAAAAAACATATGTCTGCATCATTTAAAGATGGAAATAGGTCTGGAAAAACATTAGTAGTGCCAGACACTTTTGAAATTATGTATATGTATCATACTGGAGAAAATGAATACTTACATAAAATATCAGAATGTGTGTTGACAAAGGTAGATGTAACTTATGGTGGCGACAGATACAAGACTTTTTCAAAAGTAAGTGGAGGTGATAAAAAAGGAGCTCCACCAGTAGAAACTTCTATGTCTCTTAGTTTCTCTGAACTAGAATTAATTTCAAGAGAACGCATAGAAGAGGGACACTAATTATGTATTTTAAATCATTCCCAAAAATACCTTATGATTCATTTGGAAATTATGATTTTAAAATAGTCACTAATTTATTAAGACGTGTTGCTATTCGTTCAAAAGTAAAATCAAATTCACTTATATATGACACATATGATGTAAAAAATGGTGACACACCAGAGTCTATTGCCTATAAATTATATGGTGATGCAAGTTTGCATTGGGTTGTCCTTATGGTAAATGATATTACAGACCGTTATCATCAATGGCCTTTGGGATACTCACAATTTTTAAATTTTATTAATGACAAGTATGATAATGTAAATGATGTACATCACTATGAGATTCCACAGAGTTCTGGTAACACCAAAACTAAAATAGAGGTATATAGTAATTCTGCATTATATACTGGAGATACAGACTTTTATGCAGCTGCAACAACAATTACAAACTATGAGTATGAAGAATCATTAGAAGATAAAAAAAGAAAAATACGATTACTTGATCCAAGATATGTAGAACAATTTGTAGATGAATTTAAAAGCTTAATGAGAGAGTCGATATTGTGAGTGTTGATGCTTCAGGTTATAATGGTATACAGTTTGCTGGTGAATATAATTTAAAAAGATTAGATTTACATAGCTCTGATGACAAAATTATAGATTTAACTGGAATAACAGTAGAAATAAATATTTTTGAAAATATATTTTTAAATGCAATTTCTGCTAGTTTAATAGTGGTAGATACGGCTGACATTGTTAACAATGTTGGAATTTTTGGACAAGAGTTTGTTGAGATGGAAATAGAAACTCCATCTTTAGACGAAGAAGCTATTGTACTGACGTTTTCATTATATACAGTTGGTGCAAGAGAAGACGTAAATGCTGGAGGTTCAATATATGAATTATCTTTAGTTTCCCCAGAATTTCTATTAAATAATCGTAGAAGGATATCAAAGAGTTATACAGGAAACATATCTACTATTGTAGAAGATGCTTTAACAAATGATCTTTATATTCAAACAAAAAAAGAACTATTTATAGAACCAACTAAGGGTATCAGAAAGATAGTTTCCCCAAATTTACACCCATACGCACTTATAAAACATCTTGCATTAGAAGCACAATCATCAGCAACCTCTTCCCCACATTATTTGTTTTTTGAAAATATAAAGGGATTTAATTTTGTAAGTTTACAAGCGTTGTATAATCAATCATCATTAGGCGTGTATAATGCAAGTCATGCTGGAAAGCTACTAGACAATAAAACAATTGATGTTCAATCACAACTAGAAACAGCTATAAATTATAATATTACAGGAAATAATGATACTTTGGTGAACGTAAAAAGTGGAATGTTAGGTTCTACAATTATCACGCATGATATATATAACAAGAGTTACAGTAAAAATACTTATGGTTATTTTGATGATTTTGATAAGCATAAAAGAATAGATACAAATTCTATCTATAATGACGAAAGGGGTATAGGAAGTTTTCCAGATTCAAGAATATTTGTTAATCCTACATCAACAACCACAGATTTTCAAGATGCACAACACTCTGGTGGAATTACATCAAATCAGTTGTCAGAAACTTTACTTCACCGTAAAGGAAGACTTGCTGAATTGACAAATGGAATTAGAATACAGATGAAAGTAAACGGAAATACTACTCTAACTGTTGGTCAAAAAATTATATTTGATAAGCCAGCAAATAGTGAGATATCAAATAGACTTGACCCATATTATCAAGGAGAATTTTTAGTTACACAAACAAGACACATCTTTAATCAAGTAGAAAAGAAACATGAAATCATTTTTAGTGCTGCAAAAGATTCAATACCAGCGCCAGAAGAAACATAATAGGAAGGAGAACTCTCTATAAAAAAACTAATAACTCATAAAAATAATTATCGAAGGGATAAAGATATGGCTAACGCTAAAAGAAAACATAGAATTAAAAACATGAACTTTCAATTACAACACAGAAGAATTGAACCCATGAAACAAACCGATAAATACGAGTTAACAGTAATAGAGAAGGTCAAACATGAAACACTTCAACGAACTACAAGAGGGGGTATATGACCCCAATATATTTAAAGCATTCTTCATAGCTGGTGGGCCTGGCAGCGGTAAATCATTC